TCTCTGGCGAGGCGTCCTCCGGCATGTAGTACTCTTGCAGCCGCTCAGTTGTTGGTAACGACCTCAGTATCTCGGGTACGTTAGGAGCCGACTCAGGTTTGAACGACTCGTATAGATCACGCATGTCACCAACAATGCCGGGAAACTGCGCCGCATAGCCCGCTAACGCGCCCACAGAGCCGGGGATGGCTCCTGATACAGCCCTTCCGGGCAACTCACTCAGAAGGCGCTCTCTTGCGTACTGTTGTGCCATCCTGTATTCATCGAAGGACTTCTGAAATTCAGTTGCAGGCTTGGCTCTTGTAACAGCATCAGCCCGCGGCCTCTCCATAGAAGCCTTGAATTCTTCCAGTCTCTTGCGAATATCATCCATGGCTAGATCGCGTAAGGATTGACTCGTTTGTGGGTTGCTTCAACATAGTCATCTTCGTCCCGTGACAGCACATCAATCTCAAGCCAGCTTGAGTCTCGCAAGTATCGCAGACCCTGCGTACACGCGTCCACCATGTCGTCGTGCGTCGTGTCGGGGAAGCTGCATATCTGACTGACGAAGCCCTCAGCCCAGTCCCTGACGTATCCCTTCCGGTTACTGCTCTCGGGTATCCACACGCGCTTCGATGCAATGATATTCGATACGATTGAAAGCCGCTGTATTTTGTCAGCCCTTCCCGGATTATAAGCCCGAACAGGAAGGTGCGCCCTCTGCAAGTCTTGAATAAGTGAGATGCCCGCGGCTTTATCCTCGACCAGTATCATATCAACCTTCTTGCCGCCCTTATAGTTGTCCTGCGCCTCACCCCCGTAGCTGACTTTGTATTCCTCAATGACCTTCGGTCTTAAGTCAGGATACTGCAGACGATCCTGCCACACATCAATGATCATCACCGCCATCGGACCATCTAGCGGCTTGAATACCCCAAACACAATACACGCAGTAGGATCGTTGACCGTCTTCTCTGTATAAGCACAATCGTATGACTGCAGGATGTATTCAAACTTCGGAAGCGGCTTCTCAGGGGGCCAGAGGTTGAACCACTCACGCTTAACAATTCCGCCGTCTTCAGCGTCAATTATCTCAGCGTAGATTTCCTGCTTACCAAGCTTCGTCCCTTCATACTGCAGGATCTGCCGCTGGAACGTCGGGGAGAGGTTCCTGATGTTGGCATACGTCGATGCCCGCGTAATAACCACATCGTCACCCTCTCGCCCGGATAGCTCAATGATCAAGTCCTTGGGCTTCGGAGTAGTCGTCGCCATCACCCGAGTCCGCTTACCCAGCCGGACAGACAGCATGATCTGATCCCAAGCATCCTGCAGGTAGTCCCACGCAGCAAGCTCATCCAGCCAAGCGCCATGCCACTGGGGACCGCGGAAGCGATCAGGCTCACTCGCCGGGATGCCCTTGATCAGCGAACCGTTCGTCAGGGTGAGTTCGCTCAGGCTCTTGTTGTAGTCTGCCACAAGCTCAGGGGGGACAACAGAAATGAGTCCAGAGTCTCCTTCAAAACAGGTTCCCCGGATGTCTGCCGAAGTCGGAGCAGATACCAGCCAGCGGGTCTTAGGTTCGTTCCACGCCCACCACGCAACCTGCTCTGCTGCCGTCCTAGTCTTTCCTGCGCCCCGTCCTGCCAGCATCAGCCAGATGCTCCACCACTCACCCGGAGGGACGATCTGATGCTTGTGCGCCTTACTCAGCCACTTAGCCCTCCACGCCCATGCTATCTGGTCAGGCTTCGGTAGTAATGCGAACTGCTTGGCAGTCTGCGGATCCTTCAGGATGTCCGCTAGATCACTCATCCTGCTTAGTCAACTCAAGGTTCAGTAAGATCTCAGCGAATACGTCTTTGATCTCCACCACCGTCTCAAGCCTCATCGGATTCTCTGCATCACCCGCAAGCGTCGTCCTGTCTCCGTACTTCCGCGGCTTGAGTTTCGATGCTACCCACTTCCGCGCATCCACCCTCAGCCTATTCCTGTTGATACCTGCAGAGTCGAGTCTCTCTATACTTCCACCGTCCTCTGTTCTGATGATCTGCATCGGTTCTTCGTCACTGATATGCAGTATCTCATCAGCTAACGTGTCGGCTTGATCCTCCCTAGCTTTCGTGTACATCTCGCGAAAACTTTGATGCTCTGCAATCCAACGATAAACCGTTGATATGTCAGGCATTCCTTCCGTCTTGATTAGGCTGTTCAAGCTTTTTCCCTCCGCTATGGCTGTGCATATGCGGATTGCTTGCTCTTGGGAGTATTTGGAGTTAGCGCCTTTGGGGGAGCCACCTTTGTTCTTTTGCGGTTCAGCTATCACGCTTATTTCGCCTTATTTCAAAAGTACGGTCGTTGATTTCATTGGGTTTTTGTGGAAATAAAGGCGTCCCGGGACGTCTTTTAATACCAAAAGCCCAGCCCATCCTTGAGGATGGTACTGGGTTATAGCACTATGGGAGCAGGGGGTCAATTACCCTTCGTGTCTTCCCTACGGAATGCCTGCTGTGCAGGGTTGTGCTTCGACTTACTCTTGGGAGCAGACTCCCGGGTGAACCTCGCGGCTTTCAGTGCCGGTTCCCTTTGCGCCTTGGGTAACTCCCAAAGCTTAGACCATTGCGCCATTTTTAATCTCCCGAAGAATGTCCGCGCTATCAGACTCCAGATCAATCACCATGTGACTAAGAGATCCGGACATATACATTGACTCGATCACAATCGAGGCTTTCTTGCCATCCAAGCTGTGCGTCACCAAAACCCCGGTCACGCTTGGGATCAAGATTTTTAGCATGACAACGCCTCCATCTTCTTTTCGACCTCTGCCAACTTAGCCTTCAACTCCGCCCTCTCTGCCGCCAAATGCTCTTCCCGCGCATCCTTGATTGCAAATTCCTTGGGCATGTCAAATTCGACATCAATCTCTTTTACAAACTGATAAGCAGGATTCTGCTTGTCCATCCTGAGAGAGTAAATTGCAAACACGCCCGTTTTTTCCCAAGCGTACTGAACGTAAAATATATTTGCTTTGATAATCATTTGAATCTCCTAATCATATTGGGGGCCGAAGCCCCCGGGTTTATTTAAGCTGCTGCCAATTCTTTTTCGTAAGCGGCGAAGTGCATTTCCATCGGACGGGCAAACTTCTGCGGGTTGCTGCCACGCTCCAACCCCAAAAGATAAATTGCCAGTTCTTTGGTCGGAGCAAATTCCGCATCACCCACTTGACCGAAGTTATCAACTGCAAAGCAGTACCAGAGCCGTGTGCTTTTGTCGTAGTAAGTTTGAAACATCAGAATCTCCTAATCGTTGTTGGATACTACAGAACAGAGTGTACGCCTGTCCGTATAACAGTGCAAGGATTATTTGCACCTAAAATGGGGCTGGAATTTCCGGAGGGGGAGGAGGATTCTTGATGGCCTTTCCGAAGGGCCAGCCGTAGCGAGGTGTAATTATTACGCGGGTAATTTTTGGCATTGCATACCCCTAAAATTCTGAAGGCTTTGGTGCTTCCACTACAGCTACCACAAATTTCTTCCTACATTGCTCAAGTGCCATGTCGCACTGTTTCTGCGAAATGGTAAGCGTATCTTTTCTTGCATCCCCCCATAATTTTGTTATTTCCACATCTACTAAAAACCAACATGAAAACCCCCTTTCGATCTTGAATATATTCAAGCTGCGAGGGAATCCGTAAGACGAACTCACGGTGCCGCCGCTCATGCCTGTTGCAGTTGCTCCGGATCGATAATTTTTAAGGATATTAAGCGCGTTAAGCTGCGCCTCCATTGCCTTAGCTAGAGCTAGAACATCTTTGTGGGTTGCGGTATGGGCAACACACCTTCCGTTTATTTTTTTAAACACTTCATCGATTAGTTTTGGCGAACGACCAATTTTGATTCTCATGATGCCTCCAACTCTGCAATGGCTTCTTCTTCTGTCTCGCCCCATCCGATCTGGTCACCCGGCTCGTAACCCTCGTAGACTGCAGACCAATCGCAGTTACTGCTATGGATGGGGGGATTTACAAACTCGGTGATGATAAGTCGATCCAGATTCATTGGATTCATCCCGAATGCAGGCATTCTTGTTTCCCACGGGTCGCCATCAAATTCCATGTTTATCCCCTTGCCGTTGTCTTGACAGCGAAAATTGCAATCGTGCTGGTGTACTTAGCCACTACATCATCACCGATCTTAAGATCCTTGATCATCTTGCCGTAGTTGACCTGCTTGCGGTCGGAGGAAACTACAGTTGCGCGGAACAGTGCGCCATCAAATTGGTTTTCACCACCGGGAGCAGTTGCCGTCTCCCTCAACTCCTTCTTGATCTTCTCGGCATCAACCGTGAGATCAGCAATCTGCGCCAGCAGCGCACCCAGAACATCAATTTTATTCATTACGCCTACGTCCATGTCAATCTCCTAATCTCAGTGAAGTGGGTTACTACAAGACAGATAGTACGGAAGTCCGAACAGGCTGTCAACAACTATTTAACAGGGGGTTTCCCCCCTCCCTCATTAGAAGTTGTAGTCGTAGAACTTTACCGGCTCGTCGTCCAGAATGTACCTACCAAACTTTCCCGTCCATCCCTTCTTGCCAAGGCGAATACGGATTACCGGGTTGCTTGGGTTGCTCTTGATGATCCACTTCTGGTCGCGCTGGTTTGAACAGTGTGCGCTGAAGCCACCGACATGGAATTCCATCTTTACGGACTCATCACGCTCTGCGTCCATCTCGCGGATCTCAATCGTCTTGTCGCTGATCCGGCGAACAATTTCATACGGCTCTACGTCGCTGTAGCCGATCAGGTTGGCAAACTTCTCCTCCCCAACGGTAAGCATCGCTACCCGTTCTCCATCGTGCAGGATGGCGATGTGGCTGCCGCCAAGGTACGCTGTGTAGTCATCCGTCATCATTATGTCCAGCAGCGTCTTTGCTTGCTGAAGAGTCTTGCAATGGGCAACACGGTTAGCCCAAGCCTTGCCAGAGAAATCTTCTTTTTCGATGGTTACTTGCATGGTCATCTCCTTAATTTCATGAATTGGTTACTACAGAACCGATAGTACGGAAGTCCGAACAGGCTGTCAACACTTATTTGCAACTATTTTTGACGAAAAAAAACCCCGTCACCGGAGTGCGGGGTAAAAGCAGGGCATCGGGGAGAATGCCTGCTGGGAGTGGGACTATTTTATCGCGTCCATCACCCTCTCAATCGTCACATTCAAAGCATCGAATTCGTCCATCTTCCTAATAGCCCACGCCCGCTTCTGACCGTGGATTCCAAGGAACGGGTTCCGGTGACAGTCCTCACATAAGGCTACCGCGGTGTACTGAGCGCCTTGCTTGATGTGGTGAGCCTCAGAGCCTTTCCTTGAGTCACAGACAGAGCAGGGAAGCTCTTTCACCAATCCAAGGTACGCCCTCTCTCTTGCATTGAGTTTATTGTTCACCGCAGGATCCTGTCTACTTCACGATTTGAAGCTTCCTGCGTTCGCCACACATCTATCCTGTCTTTGGCAGCTTCAATCTGCAGCCTCAACTGCTCCTCCTCAAACACCCACTTCTTCAAATTATCAAGAAGCTCTTTGTATTTCGGGTGCGAATACGCAAAAGCTTCTTTGTCCGCAATGTTCTTTCCCGGAGCCTCAAGGTACAGCATCGACTTCAAGCTCTTCCTGTACTCCTCACACCACCTTCGCTCACTCTTCACCCTCGCGTATTCACTTGCATTCTTCAGGATGAAGTCCACCGCCGCATTGGGATTTATCTCGTTCATGAATCATCTCCTTAATCAATAGAATTCCAGAACCGTCTTTAACCATCTTTCCTGTGAATCGGAGGACAGACCAGCCAAGCCTTACCGCCTCGTTATACTTCTCACAGTCCTTTTCGTACCCACTGCCCCTAGTGTGCCTGCCACCACTGTAAGTCCCGCCTTCAATTTCTGCAGCTATCATTCGTGAGGGCCAAGAAAAGTCAAACCGCCAGCGCCTCGTCGGATGGAAACGATGCTCCATCAAGTACCCATCAAGCTTCAGGAGTTGAACCTGCGCTAAGAAAGAGAGTTCGAGTCCACTTCCCACCTTCCCAACTCCCCGCGGTTTCCCAGATTCCACTGACTCAGGATGTCCCTCTCTAACCGATTCCTTCTCGCCGGGACTTTGTTTAGAAAGTCTTGCAGCCACTGACGTCCAGCTTTGCCGCGACTTACTCTTTCCGCGATTAGGGATCTGACCTCGCAGCGGTGCCGATACTTTTCGGACCATTTATAGCCTCTCTCTGCCGCTTTAATGATGCTTCGATCATCTGATCTTCCACCATCAGACACCTCTTGCACACCTTCTGCAAATAAGTCGAGCGTAGGTTCCATCCCTTTTTTATCTCCTTTCCCTCTTTCCTAACCTCAGAAACAATCCCACAAAGAGAATCACCAGCCTTTGCAAAGTCCTGAAATAATTTACCCTCGTCTTCAGGCTTTACGATGTGAGAGAGAATTTTCGTTCGTGTTTTATATATAAGGTACATTTTTGTTTGCCCCATTTTTATGCCGCCCCTACGCAGTTCCAAAAACTTAGCGGCGCTCTCCAGCATTACCTCCGTTCCAACTATTCTTTCCCTCCATCCTTCTTCCAAAGGCCAACGTACCCGCAAATAACTCAATTGACGAGCATTCCATCCCCCTGCTTGGCTTTTCCCTTGCTCTATCAGTTCTTCAGTTATTTTTACTTTAGCCATTTTTTCTATTTCATTTATTATTTAATCACTTGGTTTTAATAATCACTTGGCTGGTGGGCATACCTAGCCCATCCCTAGATTCAGGGATAAGCCTTCATCACTTAGCCGGAGCCGCATGACCCGAGAGCCTTTCGGTCAGTGGTGCTATCTTCGCCGCCACTTTGGGTGTTTCAGACCTATCCCACAGTACCCAACTCTTCCTGCCCCCCTGTCGTTAAATCATGTCCGACGAAGGCAGTGAAGCCCAATAGAAAAACCCCATTACGGCTTGGGTTTCAGGTCGCGGTAGAAGAGAGTAGTCAGAGTTACTCAACGCTACCGAAACCCAATGCGTAATGGGGTTCGTACTCTGAATACTTTCCGCTCTTCTACAGGCGACCCGATTTTTCTCTCAGGCAAATAAATATTAAATCAACTAAAAATTCCTGTCAACAAAAAAAATGAGACTAGACCAATTTTTCTTTCATGAGCCTACAAAGACTCCACTCT